AAGCCGCTGCCGTTCCGTAGCAACATGAAAACCTATATCACCAACGACTACGGCAAGATTGATGCCGCAATCCACAGCACCAAGCGCAAGTCTATCGTCATTGACGATGCCACCTATCTTATGACAGGCGAGTTCATGCGGAACGCAAAGGTCACTGGATACCAGAAGTTTACCGAAATGGCAGCTAACTTCAACGCCTTGCTGATGCGGGCTAAGGAACTGCCGGACGATGTGGTTGTCTACTTCTTCGGTCACAGCGAATGCGGAGAAAACGGTGGAGAAAAATTCAAGACGGTAGGAAAAATGCTGGACGAAAAAGTTTGCATCGAAGGCTACTTCACCATCGTTCTGAAAACCGTTGTGCAGGATGGGCGATACCTGTTCAGCACTCGCAATGATGGAATGGACACCGTTAAAACCCCGCTTGGGATGTTCAACGATGCGCTGATCGAGAACGACCTCGCTGCCGTAGACAAGACCATCCGTGAGTATTACAACATCCCAGTTCAGCCGGATAACAAAGGAGAGTAACAGATGAAGAACATCAACTGGAATGACGTACAGGAAGCCACCGAACGCCGTGACCTGCCTGTTGGCGGCTACGTTGCCGGTATCTGCAAGGCAACGGACGAACCCGCAAAGGAACGCCTGAACATCGAGTGGGAAGTCGCAGAGGGCGAGTTCAAGGGCTACTGGCGTGAGCAGACCGCTTCCCTTATCGAGCGCGGCAAGCTGAATCCGGGCGAATGGGCATGGGGTGGCAAAACCATCAAGAGCTACAAAGAGAAGGCGCTACCCTTCTTCAAGGGCTTTATCACCGCTGTGGAGCAGTCCAATCCCGGATACAAGTTCAACAACGATGAAAAGACCCTGCGTGGCAAGCTGGTCGGCGTGGTTCTCCGTGAGGAGGAGTACATGGGTAACGATGGCAACGTCAAGACCAAGCTCGTTATTGACCGCTTCACCAGCGTGGACAAGATTCGTTCCGGCGATTATGAGGTCAGACCGAAGAAAACGCTGGCTGGCGGGTCTGGCTCCGGCTACTCGCAGTGCGGGAACGATGACTTCTCTGTTATCGAGGGCAACTCTTCTGACGTCCCCTTTTGACAAGTGAAGTGCCGACTGTCTACCTTATATAAGAGCTGCGCTATCTGGCTGGACGGGCGTTTGGAAAAATGAAAGTTTTAGTTGCCTGTGAGGAATCACAGGAAGTCTGCAAAGCGTTTCGGGCAAAAGGTCACGAAGCTTACTCATGCGACATCCAAGAACCGTCTGGCGGGCACCCTGAGTGGCACATCTTCGGGGATGCTCTCAAGGCTATTGAGGGGGGGCAAGTCGTGACGATGGACGGCGTAACGCATGACATTGGCAAGTGGGACTTGCTCATTGCGCACCCGCCTTGCACATACCTGTCGAACGCTGGCGCACGATTCCTTTACCCGAAAGGCGTTCTGAACGAACAGCGGTTGCGTAAAGGACTGATGGCAAAGGATTTCTTTCTGCGCTTCTTGTGGGCTGATATTCCGAAGATTGCGGTTGAGAACCCGATTCCGTCATCCGTCTACTGCTTGCCAAAATACACGCAGACCATTCAGCCGTACCAGTTCGGACATCCGTTCAAAAAGAAAACGTGCCTTTGGTTGAAAGGTCTGCCGGAGCTTGAACCAACCGATGAAATTCCACTCGAACAATGCGAAAGCACGAAGGTTGCCGGGAATTGGTTCAATCATGGCGGTAAAGACCGACAAGCGAACAGAGCAAAAACTTTTCCGGGCATTGCAAAAGCCATGTCTGAACAGTGGGGTTGATAGAATGATTACATGTTGTCTCAACTGCACATCACGCTACCAAGCATGTCACGACACTTGCGAAAAGTACAAGGCAGAGAAGAAAGACTTCGAGGAGCGCAAAGCGTTCGTGTATGAGCTGAACCACAGCCAGAGCGTGTACCACCGCGATTATGAGGACAAGCACCGGGAACGTGGCAAGAAGCGGTTTCTCGGAAGTGAATTTAGAGGTGAACGAGGATGAGCAAAAGAAAGTATAAGCCGGGCAGTTACATCATTTCACTTGATGACTTGATGAAGCAGGAGTTTGTTTACTGCGCCGGAAAACTTGTTCACAAAGGCTGGTTTGGTAGCTGGCAACTGCGATATGCAAATAGCGAACTTGCTCGGCTGCGTATCAGAGAAGCCAAAAAAATCGAGGACAACGAATGAACACCGGCAAGCAGTTTGAAGCAGACTTCAAAGCATCCGTCCCGTCCGATGCGTGGTGCTACCGCCTGAAAGACAGTGCTGCCACCTACTACGGTGGCAACGAAAACCTGTCCTTTTCCATCGACAACATCTGTGACTTCCTCGTGTACCGATACCCGATGAACCACCTGTTTGAGCTGAAAACCATCGAAACGCCCTCTATCCCTCTGGAAAAGGTGTTCGGCAAGCACGACAAGGCAAAGTGCAAATACCGCAAGGAAAAGCACATCACCGATATGGTGGACGCGATGGGGTATAGCGGTCAGACCGCCCATGTGATAGTCAATTACAGGGCGGTCAACCGCACCTTTGCAATCCCTGCTAGCAAGGTTCTGGCGTTCCGTTACAACGAGAGCCGCAAGAGCATCCCTTGGCAGTGGGCAGAACAAGAAGGGATAGAGGTCAAAGCAAAAAGGCTGCGTGTCCATTGGCGGTATGACGTGGATGGACTGCTAAAGAGATTGGAGAAAGAAAATGCAACTGTCTGAAAAACAAGAATTGGTAAGGCTTCTGGGGCTGTACCAAAGCGAACTCCTTATGGAGAACGAAGAAAACCTTAGAAAGAAAAAGAGAAACGATGAAAGCCCGAAGAAGACCGTCACAGATTATTCATACGGCGTGAAAGCTCAGTATGAACACGCAAGAATCATCATCAAGAAACTTTCTGTTGAAATCGGAAAAGAACTCAAGGCTAGTTGGGAGTTGTGGTGAAAATGACAATGGTATGCGATAGGTGCGGTGAAGCGTTTCTGCTTTCCAACGATGTGAAATACATGACACCGTTTGATGACGAACTTGACCAATTTGAAAGCAATTCTATTGTAAAGTGCCTTGCTGGCGATGATAAAGGGATTTACTCGATAAGAGATGAAACCGTTGTCCTTTGCCCCTCTTGCATGGCAAAGTTGAACGACTGGCTGAAAGGAGAACAGAAGTGAGCAAGAAAGTTTCAGGCATTCTGCCAAAGACGGAAATCTTGGCACAGTTGGCAGAAGAAGCATCTGAGTTGGCACAGGCTACGTTGAAGACGAGCCGTGCGCTGGACGGCACGAACCCGACACCGAAGAGTGTGGCAGAGTGTGAAGCAAATCTGATGGAAGAATTTGCGGACATAAATAACGCAACCGATGCTTTATGCGATGTTTGGTTTGGGAACGATTTCAAATCTGAACATGAGTTCTGAAATGCCGTGCAAGAAATTGCGGATAACAAATATTTTCGTTGGCTCTCTCGCCTTGAAACAAAGGAGCAGTCAGATGAATAAGTGCAGAAACCGCCCATCGAATGGCAAACAAGCAATGTCAACCAACCTCCGCAAAATCGCACGGCAGAACCAGTTGTACGGCTTTCGCATGGCTCTGGATGGCATCGCCGCCACATGGGGCGCATTGATTCAGAACCTTCGGTGCGATGCAGACCTGACCGATGAACAGGTGCAGAAAATCATCCGCATTGGTGACAGGTATTGGGAGATGATCGGCAAGTTCAAAGAAGAGGACATGACCCCTGACGAGTTCGCAGATTACATCACCGCAAAGTCAGAACAGGTCGAAAAAGAGCTGAGGGAAAGGTGGAGCTGATGGATAAGGAACAGCTTGCTATCGCACGGTTGCAGGATGCTGCACGGTTATCCGAGCATCGGTACAAGAAACCGCTCATGGTCACATACTCTGGCGGCAAAGATTCACAGGTGCTTGTGGCTCTGGCTGAACGTGCAGGAATCAACTTCGAGGTGGTCAACAGTCACACCACCGCAGATGCGCCGGAGACGGTCTATTTCATCCGCGAGCAGTTCAAGGCGATGGAAGAGCGTGGAATCAAATGCTCCATCGTCATGCCACGATACAAGGACAAGCCCGTGTCCATGTGGACGCTGATTCCGCAAAAGCTGATGCCGCCGACAAGACTTGTGCGCTATTGCTGTGATGTTCTGAAAGAAAACACGGGAAAGAATCGGTTTATTGCCACAGGCGTTCGGTGGGCAGAATCTGCACGGCGCAAAAACAGTCGTGGCGTGATGGAATTGATGCACAAAGACCCTGCGAAAAGAATCATCTTAATGGGAGACAATGATGAAAAGCGACAACTGTTCGAGACCTGCAACCTCAAGGGCAAGATGACCGTCAATCCGATCGTGGACTGGTCTGACGATGATGTGTGGGACTACACGCACAGCGAGCACCTGCCTGTTAATCCTTTGTATTGCGAAGGGCAGAAGCGCGTTGGCTGCATCGGCTGTCCTATGGCCAGTAGGGGGGGCAGACAGCGCGAGTTTGTGCGCTGGCCCGTCTACGAAAAAATGTACATTTCGGCGTTTGGGCGAATGCTTGATGTCAGAAAATCAAAAAGTTTGCCGTGCGACTGGCAGACCGGAATGGATGTTTTTCGCTGGTGGATGGAAGATGACAACATCAGCGGTCAGTTGAGCATAGACGATTTGATGGAGGATAACAATGTTTGAATTTGCAACTCGCTGGCTGGTCTGCCTAGTCCTGCTGGCGGTGGTGGTTCAGTCAGAACGGACAATCAAAAATACGGTAGACAACCTGTTTGAAAAGCGGCAGGCAATGCTTGTCTGGCTGTTCGTCAACGTGTGTCTGGCCGTTTGTACGGCTGTTGTGATGGGGTGGAAATGATGAAAATTTGCGACATTGAGAGAAAAGAAATCAATTTTGGGTGTCTGGAATATGGAGATGTGTTTGAGATAAGCGGCGAAATTCTCGTGAAAGCTAACGTGAACCTTTCGGTAAGTAAATTGTCTGGAGGTGTCAGCTTAAAAAGCGGAGAGTTTTTGCAGATAGATGAGTTTCTTCCCGTCAAGATGGTAAACGCTCATCTCCAGTTGGAGGACTAAGAACAAACATGGACAACGAACTTTACTGCCCAATGAAGATGACCAGCAATCCGCTTGGTCGGTGCGTGTGTGAGAAAGAAAAGTGCGCATGGTGGCGACAGTTGGACAACTGCTGTTCCGTCTGGTGGATTGCAACCAGTCTAGATAAAATCGAAACGAAGATAAAGAGGTGAGAATGTGAAACTGGTTGATGTTGACCCAATCATTGCGGCGTGGAAAACTGTTGGTGTTAGCAAAAAGAATGAAGCGAAGTCGTTTTTGGATAACAAAAACTACATCGTATACATACAAGGACAAATCAGAAA